GCATGGATTTGATTAATTGCGGTTGCGTCTAAGTTCTGAGACATAATAAGTCCTCACTATATAAAGATATTCAGTGATGAGATAAATAATCAGTTAATTAAGAACGATATTAATGACCTGCTGCGCGGAGTTTTCCGTCAGGTTCACCGGCAAGAGTCAGTAATTGTCCCTGGTCTTCCTGCAGAATAGTCAGGCGACCACCGCGATTGACATACATCGGCGTTTCGGTGGTGTCTTCTTCGGAAATTTTCCCGCGGTTAGTCGGGCGAACATATGAGAGTTTGTGTTTGATTTTCACACGGTTCTCATCAAATGGTTCGATTTCCAGGTTGAGTGAGACCTTACCTTTGGTTTTCGTGTTCATCACACCGGAAGCGACTTCACTGAGAACTGCGCCGATTTTGGTTTCAAATACGCCGCCGTCCAGCTCCCCGATAAATGCCTGCACATCAGTACTGCGTTCGCTAGCCATTTTGCTGCTCCTCATCATATCGACCCTGCAAGGCCAGTTGGTTTCTCCACAAAACAGAGAAGAACACCTGCGGTGGCAGCCGCCCGGATGGATTGGGTTATGAGCCCGTCGTCCGGTGATGCTCTTCTCGGTTTTGTAAAAAGGACGGTACCAGCCGGAAGCAAGGGTACAAACTGGTACCGCCAGGACTACACACAGCATAAAGTTGTGGTGCCGGGTGCCTCCCGGTGCCTGGCGAAGGTTGCACACCAGACGGGTGGGTATCCACAGAAGGTCGACTGTCAGCCTCAACCTTAACCCGCGTGCGCTGAGCCGCATTCACCACAACGCCAAGGATTCTCTTTGGTTGAAAATACTTAGCTGTTATGTGCCTGTCTTTTCACCACTTCAGGCTCGGTGGTATCCTTTTAAGCCCGTATACATAAAAGGAAAATCAAATGACTTTTGATGAAAAAGAACTTGATAATGCAATTAATAAAATCATCGTAACGTCGTTCTTTTCCTGTCTCAGCGACACTCAGCAGAAACAGTTCTACGAATCGGCTTTCAACATGATCGAGCGTTGTTGTTTCTGCGATGCCGACGAGTTACCTGAAATAATCAGGAAACAGTTGGCTGATGCTCTTCGAGTGCGACTTTCTGACCAATTTTCTGAAATGTGCTCTCCGAATTTGGACAAATAGAAAAAGGCCATTTCCATTCAGGGTCTGATGGAAATACTTCAGCCTGTTCCAAAGCACGGCGTAAAGAGAACACAACTCCAGCCATAATCTGATGTTTCCCATTGGTCCAGCTATCGCCGCTCTGATCTACAGGGGCGGCTATGTCGTATGACCAAACGACTTCACAGTTATTGTTTAAAATCTGGACTTTCATTTCATACACCTGCTTTAACATGAGTGCATAGTGGCACAACATGACTCAACGAATCATCCTGGACTTCATATGCCCCAGGCGGCTACTTCGTGGGCGTCCTGCCTGTTTGTTGTTTTTTTTGGGTACATTATGTATCTCAAAGGTACATTGTCAAGTATAAAAAAACCTGCCGAAGCAGGTTCATAAACATTGATTAGGCTTTGATTTTGTATCTTCTTGGTTTTCCTGAGAAAATCACAGTACCAATTATAGAGCAATTACCGTTGATCTTAATGTAAGGCTCAGGCCAGTTTGGGTTTAACGCTTTGAGATAACGCTGTGTCCCATCTTCTATCAACCTTTTGAAGGTGGTTTCACCTGTATCGTGCATCAATGCAATAACGTCGTCACCGTGGCAGGCAGGTACTTCAGGATCGACAAAAATCATGTCTCCTGGGCGGTACTCATCAATCATTGAATCACCTATCACCCGCAAGATATAAGTCATTTCCCCACAGGGTACAGGGCAGGGATACGTTTCTGCTGTGCTCAAATCAACCTCAGAATATCCAACTTCTTTCCATGCTCCGGCCTGTACCCATGATATGACAGGGACTAATGTGATTTGTTTATTAGTGATTGAAACATCAGGTTTTTTTGTGATGTTCGTTGTCTGGTGTTCTTGATCGAGCCATCCAACAGGCAGGTCGAAACATTTTTCGATGTGTCGTGCCATGCTGTCACCGATATTTTTAGTAGCACCATCTCCCATAAACCTGCTGGTCTGGGTTGGCTCGCGATCAATCATAGTGGCAAAGGAAGAATTCCCGCCAACACCATCTCTCAGTTTTCTGGCGTTAGACCGCCGGATGTCATGGATTGTTTTCATAACGAAATTAAAACCCTTGTACCGTTAAGGTACAAGTGTCTTGAAGGTTCATTTCAATCATGTAATATGTACACTGGAGGTACATATTGTATGAAAGCGTATTGGGACTCTTTAACCAAAGAACAGCAGGGCGAGTTGGCCGGAAAAGTTGGCTCAACACCTGGCTACTTACGGCTGGTTTTCAATGGCTATAAAAAAGCCAGTTTTGTGCTGGCTAAAAAACTTGAGCAATGCACGTCAGGTGCAATTACGAAATCTGACTTAAGACCGGATATCTATCCGAAAGATTAGCAGAACACTTTCAATTTTTAACCACAGAACGATGAGGCTAATCGTGGGTAAGCATCACTGGAAAATAGAAAAACAGCCTGAGTGGTACGTGAAAGCTGTCAGAAAAACTATCGCGGCGTTGCCGGGTGGTTACGCTGAAGCGGCTGACTGGCTCGATGTAACAGAAAACGCTTTATTCAACCGCCTTCGTGCAGATGGCGATCAGATTTTCCCGCTGGGATGGGCAATGGTTTTACAGCGTGCTGGTGGCACTCACTTCATTGTTGACGCTGTGGCGCAGTCTGCAAATGGCGTCTTTGTGTCTCTTCCTGACGTCGAGGATGTGGACAACGCCGATATCAACCAACGCCTGCTGGAAGTCATTGAACAGATCGGCAGTTATTCAAAACAGATTCGTTCAGCAATTGAAGACGGTGTAGTGGAACCACATGAGAAGACAGCAATTAACGATGAGCTGTACCTCTCAATTTCGAAGCTGCAGGAGCATGCAGCACTGGTCTACAAAATCTTTTGCGTTTCAGAAAGTAGTGACGCCCGCGAGTGTGCAGCTCCGGGCGCCGTGGCGTGTCGTGACTGTGGAGAAACTAACGCATGAACAGTTTAACAACACACTACCGTCGCTCGCAACTGATTGCGCTTCCTGTACCGGGTGGAAAAGCGAAGGTGGAGTATTGCTATGCAGTAAATGTACCAGGTGACAGGGAAATTGTAACCCACAGCTTTGCAGAGTGGGCTGTGGGTGATTTCAACCGGCAGAAGGAGACAGTCCTTTGCGACAAGTTAACCGCTGGTTCAAAGATCACTACGGAGTGCCCGTCAGAGTCATTCGTTGGGAGCCGGAAACACAACGGGTTATCTACCTCCGCGAAGGCTATGAGCATGAGTGCTTCAGCCCGCTCGAACAGTTTCGTCGTAAATTCAGGGAAATAGAGGTCGGTCATGAGCACTAAATTAACCGGCTATGTATGGGATGGTTGCGCTGCGTCAGGCATGAAGTTATCCAGCGTGGCAATTATGGCCCGCCTGGCTGATTTCAGTAATGACGAAGGTGTGTGCTGGCCATCAATTGAAACCATTGCCCGCCAGATTGGCGCGGGGATGAGCACCGTCAGAACGGCTATCGCACGGCTGGAAGCAGAAGGCTGGTTAACGCGTAAGGCGCGTCGCCAGGGTAACCGCAATGCGTCGAATGTTTATCAGCTTAACGTTGCGAAGCTTCAGGAAGCGGCATTTTCTCAACTGTCAGATTCTGACCCGTCAAAATCTGACGCATCAAAATCTGACCAGTCAAAATTTGATGCGTCGAAATCTGGCAAAAAAGCGGGTTTTCACCCGTCAGAATCTGGCGGGGATCCGTCAGTAAAATCAAAACATGATCCGTCAGATAAAAAAACTTCTCGTCCGGACGCTTCGCAACCGGACACGCAGACGGCTGAACAAGAGTTTTTAACTCGCCATCCTGATGCGGTTGTATTCAGCCCTAAAAAGCGCCAGTGGGGAACGCAGGATGATTTGACCTGCGCACAGTGGCTCTGGAAAAAAATCATCGCTCTGTACGAGCAGGCCGCCGAATGTGACGGCGAAGTGGTACGTCCTAAAGAACCGAACTGGACAGCCTGGGCAAACGAAATTCGCCTGATGTGTGTACAGGATGGGCGTACTCATAAACAAATCTGCGAGATGTACAGCCGCGTCAGCCGCGATCCGTTCTGGTGCCGTAACGTGCTCAGCCCGTCGAAGCTGCGGGAAAAATGGGATGAGCTTTCCCTGCGCTTATCGCCGTCCGTAAGCACGTACACCGAAAAACGCGAAGACCCGTACTTCAAATCCAGTTACGACAACGTGGACTACAGCCAGATCCCGGCAGGATTCAGGGGGTGATTATGAGTCTTTTGAATGAAGTTCAGAAATTCATTGAAGCCCATCCGGGGTGTACTTCCGGAGACATTGCGGATGCTTTTGCAGGTTACTCACGGCAGCGCGTTCTGCAGTCTGCAAGCAAGTTACGTCAGAGTGGGCGTGTGGCTCACCGTTGTGAAGGAGATACACGCAGACATTTCCCGCGCCTGACTGAGAGAGCGCAGGAGCCGGAACCGCAACCAGTTCGTGAAACCAAACCTGTGCGTAATTTCTATGTCGGCACTAACGATCCCCGGGTGATTTTGTGCCTGACCCGCCAGGCTGAAGAACTGGAGTCCAGGGGCTTATACCGTCGTGCTGCAACCGTGTGGATGGCGGCATTCCGTGAAAGCCACTCCCAGTCAGAACGAAACAATTTTCTGGCGCGCCGTGAGCGGTGCTTACGGAAAAGCAGCAAGCGCGCTGCATCGGGTGAAGAGTGGTATCTGTCAGGGAATTACGTGGGGGCTTAATGAGTAATAAATATTGCCAGGCGCTGGTGGAACTGCGGAACAAACCAGCCCATGAACTGAAGGAAGTGGGCGATCAGTGGCGCACGCCGGACAACATTTTCTGGGGAATTAACACCCTGTTTGGCCCGTTTGTTCTGGATCTGTTCACTGACGGTGATAACGCCAAATGTGCCGCGTATTACACGGCGGAAGATAACGCGCTGGCGCATGACTGGTCAGAACGTCTTGCGGAGCTTAAAGGTGCTGCCTTTGGTAATCCCCCATACAGCCGCGCCAGTCAGCATGAGGGGCAATACATCACCGGCATGCGTTACATCATGAAACATGCCAGTGCCATGCGTGATAAGGGCGGGCGCTATGTTTTCCTGATCAAAGCTGCCACCAGCGAAGTGTGGTGGCCGGAAGATGCGGACCATATTGCTTTTATTCGCGGGCGTATTGGTTTTGAACTGCCTGCCTGGTTTATCCCGAAGGATGAGAAGCAGGTGCCGACAGGAGCTTTCTTCGCTGGTGCTATTGCTGTTTTCGACAAGACCTGGAAGGGACCGGCAATCAGCTACATCGGGCGCGATGAACTTGAGGCATGTGGTGAAGCCTTTCTGGTGCAGGTTCGCCAGCAGGCGGAAAAACTGGTCAGGGAGATGGCGGCATGACGACGTTAACTCAATGCCAGCAGCAGGTGCTGGATATGCTGATTTCTTATCAGAAAGAGCGTGGCTTTCCGCCAACCAATCAGGAGGTGGCAACCATGCTGGGATACCGTTCAGTGAATGCAGCGGTAGAGCATCTTCGCGCACTGGAGAAAAAAGGCGTCATCACGATAAAGCGTGGCGTGGCCCGGGGGATAACGCTTCATACCGCGGTGAAGGACGACGACAGCGAGGCGGTCGGGATTATCCGCGCACTGCTTGCCGGTGAGGAAAACGCAAGGCTGCGTGCAACCCACTGGTTACATGAGAGGGGCCTGAAAGTATGAAGCTGATCCTGCCTTTTCCGCCCAGCGTGAACACGTACTGGCGACACCCCAACAAAGGGGCGTTTGCTGGTAAGAGCCTGATAAGCGCGGCGGGGCGAAAATTCCAGAGCGCGGCGTGCGCAGCAATAGTTGAGCAGTTACGTCGTCTGCCAAAACCAACGTCGGCACCTGCTTCAGTGGAGATCGTGTTGTTTCCTCCGGATAACCGGATCCGCGATCTGGACAACTATAACAAGGCGCTGTTTGACGCCCTGACCCACGCGGGTGTGTGGGAAGACGACAGTCAGGTGAAAAGAATGCTGGTGGAGTGGGGACCGGTTATCCCGGAAGGGAAGGTCGAGATCACTATCAGTAAGTACGAGAAACCGGCGGGTGCAGCCGCCTGATTAAGAGGAGAAACGAAGTATGAATAATCTGATGGTCATTGATGGTATTGAAGTTCGTCGTGATGCTTATGGGCGTTACAGCCTGAACGATCTGCACAGGGCTGCCGGTTCTCTGGATAAGCATAAGCCTGCATTCTGGCTCCGCAATGAGCAAACTGAACGTTTAATAAGCGAGTTGCAGATTTGCAACTCGGTCAATATAGAGCCAGTTAACGTTATTCGTGGTGGAAATAACCAGGGGACGTATGTCTGCAAAGAACTGGTGTATGCCTATGCAATGTGGATCAGCCCGTCATTCCATCTGAAGGTGATCCGTACTTTCGACATGGTAACCAGCGCACCTGAAAAATTATCCGGACAGGCTGCTGACAAGATGCAGGCTGGCGTGATTCTGCTGGACTTTATGCGCCGGGAGTTAAATCTGTCTAACTCTTCAGTGCTTGGAGCCTGTCAGAAACTTCAGGAGGCTGTTGGCTTACCGAATCTGGCACCGCGCTATGCCATTGATGCTCCTGCTGATGCACACGATGGCTCAAGTCGCCCTACGCTGTCACTGAGTGCACTGCTGAAACAGTATGGTATCCGCCTGACGGCTAATCAGGCATATCACCAGATGGTGAAGCTGGGGATCGTCGAGCAGCGCGAACGATACAGCCGTACCGCGATTAACAACATCAAAAAATTCTGGTCGCTGACAGCGAAAGGCTGCATGTTCGGCAAGAACATCACCAGTCCCGCAAATCCGCGCGAGACGCAGCCGCATTTCTTCGAGTCCCGATTCCCTGAGCTGTTAAAGCTGCTCGATACCGTTCATTGAGGTGACCGTGAGAGCACTACTGACCCCTGAAATTGCCCCGCGTATGGGGATCGTATTGTTCAGACCAGGTTCAGAGCTGATGCCCCTGTTTATGCAGGGGCGTGTCCTGCTGGAGCCTGAGCCGGAACGTTATTCATCTTTCGCCAGTGGTGCCGTTCCGGCGGCATCACAACCGCTGGCGGATGATCCTGCCGTTCGGGCCGTGTTCCGCAATGAGGCTGTGATCCGTCGTGCTGGTGGCGTGGAATGTCTTGAAAGCTGGTTACTTCGTGAAAAAGGCTGCCAGTGGCCTCATTCCGACTGGCACAGCGAGAACATGACCACAATGCGACACGCTCCGGGCGCAATCCGTTTGTGCTGGCACTGCGATAACCAGCTGCGCGATCAGTTCACGGAACGGCTGGAATCAATGGCAACGGATAACTGTGCCCGCTGGGTGTTGTCTGTTGTGCGTCGGGATCTCGGTTTTGATGACAGTCATGTTGTGACAATGCCGGAACTGTGCTGGTGGCTGATTCGTAATGATCTGGCGGATGCCTTACCGGAAAGTGCAGCCCGTAAGGCACTGAGATTACCGAAGCCTGTTGTGCCGTCTGTTACCCGGGAAAGTGACCTTGTGCCTTCGGTTCCTGCCACCAGCATCATCCAGGATAAGGCGAAAAAGGTGCTGGCGCTGAAAGTGGATCCGGAGTCACCGGAGTCTTTTATGTTACGCCCCAAACGTCGCCGCTGGGTTAATGAAAAGTACACGCGATGGGTTAAGACGCAGCCGTGCGCATGTTGTGGAAAACCTGCTGATGATCCCCACCACCTGATAGGTCACGGTCAGGGTGGAATGGCTACAAAAGCGCATGACCTCTTTGTGTTGCCTTTGTGCAGAAAGCATCACGACGAGCTGCATGCGGATACCGTGGCATTTGAAGAGAAGTATGGCTCCCAGCTGGAGCTGATATTTCGTTTTATCGATCGTGCGCTGGCAATAGGCGTACTGGCGTAAGTGGAGAACGAGCATGAACCTTGAAGCTTTACCAAAATATTACTCCCCAAAATCTCCAAAATTGAGTGATGACGCACCGGCGACAGGCTCGGGTGGTTTAACAATTACAGATGTGATGGCTGCGCAGGGGATGGTGCAGTCGAAAGCACCGCTTGGGTTTGCCTTATTCCTGGCAAAAGTTGGTGTTCAGGATCCTCAGTTTGCGATTGAAGGTCTGCTCAATTACGCGATGGCACTGGATAACCCGACATTGAACAAATTGAGTGAAGAAACCCGGCTACAGATCATTCCTTACCTTGTGAATTTTGCCTTTGCTGATTATTCCAGGTCTGCGGCAAGTAAGGCTCGCTGTGAGCGTTGTTCTGGTACTGGATTTCATAATGTATTGCGCGAAGTGGTGAAACACTCCAGAAGCGGGGAGTCTGTTATCAAGGAAGAGTGGGTGAAGGAACTATGTCAGCATTGTCATGGTAAGGGAGAAGTCAGCACAGCGTGCAGAGGGTGTAAGGGTAAAGGTATTGTCCTGGATGAAAAAAGAACCCGGCTTCATGGCACGCCTGTTTATAAGATTTGTGGGCGTTGCAATGGAAACCGATTTAGCCGTTTACCAACCACACTGGCGCGGAATCATGTCCAGAAGCTGGTACCGGACCTGACTGATTATCAGTGGTACAAAGGATATGCAAATGTCATTGATAAACTGGTTACAAAGTGCTGGCAGGAGGAATCTTACGCTGAAGCACAATTGAGAAAGGTGACGAGATAAGTAATTTTCGCCGAAGATAGCGACATGATTCTTGCATTTTTCAAAAAATCTGGTTAGGATTCTCCTAACGATGGGCTTTGTGTGTCTACCGTTGATAATCTTCAAGAAACCGCCACCGAGCGGTTTTTTATTGATGTCAATTGTGTTTTTAAGGCTCTCCTTCCTTAAAGTGTGTTGTACAAAAAACTGGCAGCCAGCTACGCTCATTTTGAAAAAGTGACACCCTTCAATGTTTCTTTTGAATGGAATTGCTACCCATAAATCTCTATCAAAAACAGGAGAGCATATATGGTGGAGCGTTGTTCTGTTTGTGAGCAGTCATTAAGTTATTCACGAGAAGTTGAACAAGATGGCGTTGAATATAAATCTTGCCCAAAATGTTCTGCTGATGCCGGAGTGCACGTTTTTTATAAAACAATAGACTTTGGTTATAGGGATATGGGAGACGGAAGGCATATCGTTCAGTCATGGTGTCCGGCTTGTCGTTCTGGTGAAAAACCTTCTATACCACCAGCATTTAAATGTTGTTAACTCAATGAATTATAAAAAGAGGCTGCCTGTGGGCGGCCTTTTTTGTGCACTACGCAACTTTTGCGACTCAGCGCTATAACCAGCTTCTTTCCCTTCACTCGTTGCACTTCCGATAACCGGAGGTGGGAATTATGAAAATGCATAACGATCCTCATTCCTGGTCTGACTTACTTGAATTGTTACAGAGCTGGTGGCGTGGAGACACACCGCTGGGCGCAGTAATTATGTCGATCGTTATGGCTGGCTTGCGCATTGCCTATTTTGGCGGTGGTGGTGGCTGGAAGCGAAAAACGCTCGAGATTTTGCTCTGCGGCGCTCTGACGCTGACTTTTGCATCCGCTCTTGAGTATGTCGGATGGCCTAAATCGCTTTCTGTTGCCATTGGTGGTGGCGTTGGGTTGATCGGTGTCGATGCTATTCGTGGGGCTGCAATGAGAGTAATCGGTAATAAGTTTGGTGGCTCTAAGGAGTAATTTATGCAGGTACTAAATTCCCAGCGTAAAGCTTTCCTCGATATGGTGGCATGGTCAGAAGGAACGGATAACGGGCGACAACCGACACGTAATCACGGTTATGATGTTATTGTTGGCGGAGAACTGTTTACTGATTATTCTGATCACCCTCGCAAACTTGTCACGCTAAACCCCAAACTCAAATCAACAGCCGCCGGACGTTATCAGCTTCTTTCACGCTGGTGGGATGCCTACCGCAAGCAGCTTGCTCTGAAAGACTTCTCCCCCAAAAGCCAGGATGCTGTGGCACTGCAACAGATTAAAGAGCGTGGCGCTTTACCGATGATTGATCGCGGTGATATTCGTCAGGCAATCGACCGTTGCAGCAATATCTGGGCGTCGTTACCCGGTGCAGGTTACGGTCAGTATGAACATAAAATCGGTGATTTGATTGCCCGGTTTAAAGAGGCTGGTGGGGTGGTAAATGAAGCTGAGCTATAAGCTGGTTATCGCTGGTTTCTTCGTTACTGTCATTGGTTCTTTCATCTGGTCGGCCAACCACTACTACAGCAAATATCAGTACGAAAAGAAACGTGCTGATGAGGCTGTACGAAATGCTGAATCAGCAACTGCCATTACCAATAACGTCCTGCAATCACTACAAATCGTCAATACAGTTCTGGAGGCTAACCAGCATGCAAAACAGCAGATCGCACTGGAGTCACAGAGAGCCCAGGAAGATATCAAAGTGGCTGTTGCGGATGATGATTGTGCTTCACGCCCTGTGCCTGATGTCGCTGCTGACCGGTTGCGGAAGTACGCGGACAGTATACGTGCAGGTTCCAACGATGCCGTTACCGACGAACCTGCTCGCTGAAACTCCACAGCCAGTTATACCCAATCCTCTGACTTATGGGGATAGTCTTAGTTTGAATGTAAGTCTGCTATCAGCACTGGGGCTATGTAACCGTGATAAGTCTGATCTTCGTAGGTTAGGAGAGCAAAAGTTCAATCTGCATTTGAATAATAATATTCATTAGGTGAAATATTATTATTTGACTGTTCTAGTTATTATGCTTTTAGTTACAATACTCTCACTATTAACAGTGAGGTAAAAATGAACGAAAATTATATTGCATATGAGACACTTGTAGCAAACCGTGCTGCTGCTGAGTGGGCTTGTTGGGCAATGATTGCATCTTGGGTGAGTGCTGGAGCTACTATTGTTACTTTGTTTTTGGCGTTCAAGGCATTGTTTACGTGGCGGGAACAAGAGAAAACAAAAGTAAAAATAGATTTTAGGAATGCATTAAAGAAATTAAAGACAGCTCTATTATTTATGCCTGTCAATATTGACCCCGAGCAACTCAATGATGAACGAGAGCAAGTTATTGCGAAATGGCTATTTAAAGATGTAGATCTTATTAGTCAGCAAATTGAGTTGGGAGAAGAGAATGTTAAAAGATTTGATGAACTTTTGAGTATTTTCGATTGTTGCCAGTCTTCATGGTTTGCGACAGAGCACTTATTTGATAATACTGAGTTAGAAAAAGTTTGGCATGAGTTCGAGTCTAACTTTAATAAATATATAAATGGTGGTGAGAGTAAGGATTTACTTATGAAAATGCTTGATAAGCTCATCTCTTCTAGATTTGTATTTGAGTCAAGATAATTGCCTTTGAGCATTTTTCTTTATTATTTTACTTATTATAAATTTTTTATATGCCCCCTAGAATCCCAAAAGCCTGCCGTGTTCGCGGCTGCCGCTCTACAACCACGGACCCGTCAGGCTACTGCGAAAGCCACAAAAGCGAAGGCTGGAAGCAATACAAACCTGGACAATCCCGTCATCAGCGCGGTTATGGTTCGAAGTGGGATGTTATCCGCGTGCGTGTTCTGAAGCGTGACAAAGGCCTGTGTCAGTTATGTCTGCGTGCTGGTGTGGTGCGTGAGGCGAAAACTGTTGACCACATCATCCCTAAAGCGCATGGCGGCACTGATGCTGACAGTAATCTGCAGAGTCTGTGCTGGCCGTGTCATAAGGCGAAGACGGCCCGTGAACGGTTAAAGTGATAATAATTCTCAACTGTCTGAGGGGAGGGGCGGGTCAAATCCCTGCAGCCTGACGTCTTCCGGACTGCCCGCCCCATCGTTTTTTTATACCCGCGAAAAATGAAATTTAACCAGGAGTGCCGCATATGGCTGGAACGGCGGGGCGTTCCGGGCGTCGCCCCAAGCCAACGGCGCGCAAGGCGCTGGCCGGAAACCCCGGCAAGCGAGCCCTGAATAAAGATGAACCTGTTTTTACGCCCATCAAAGGTGTTGAGCCACCGGAGTGGTTCGCTGAAGAAGATCTCCCTCTCGCTACGATCATGTGGCAACTGACAACCAAAGAACTCTGCGGTCAGGGCCTGCTGTGCGTGACTGACCTGGCGGTACTTGAGCGGTGGTGCGTGGCCTATGAGTTCTGGCGACGTGCCGTGAAAAATATTGCCAGACAGGGCAACACCATCACCGGTGCAATGGGCGGCATGGTCAAAAATCCGGAGCTGACCGCCAAAAAAGAACAGGAGTCCGAGATGAGCAGTACGGGGGCAATGCTCGGACTCGACCCCAGCAGCCGCCAGCGTCTGATTGGCCTGGCGGGGCAGAAGAAAGCCACTAACCCGTTTCTGAAAATTATCGAATCATGAGCCGGAAATCTTACCCCAACGTAAATGCTGCCAATCAGTATGCCCGGGATGTCGTGCGCGGAAAGATTGTGGCCTGCCAGTTTGTGATTCAGGCCTGCCAGCGCCATCTTGATGACCTGATGGCGGAAAAAAGTAAGTCGTTTCGTTACCGCTTCGACAAGGACCTGGCTGAACGGGCCGCCAAATTTATTCAGCTGTTGCCGCACACCAAGGGTGAGTGGGCATTTAAGAGGATGCCCATCACGCTGGAGCCGTGGCAGCTCTTTGTGATCTGCTGCGCGTTTGGCTGGGTCAATAAAGGCTCCCGGCTGCGCCGCTTCCGGGAGGTGTATACCGAAATCCCCCGTAAGAACGGCAAATCGGCAATCTCTGCCGGTGTCGCCCTGTATTGTTTTGCCTGTGATAACGAGTTCGGCGCGGAAGTGTATTCCGGTGCCACGACGGAGAAACAGGCATGGGAAGTCTTTCGTCCGGCAAGACTGATGTGTAAACGCACACCCATGCTGACGGAAGCGTTCGGGATTGAGGTTAACGCCTCAAACATGAACCGTCCGGAGGATGGTGCGCGTTTTGAACCGCTGATCGGTAACCCCGGTGATGGTTCATCACCCCACTGTGCGGTGGTGGATGAATATCACGAGCACGCCACCGATGCGCTTTACACCACGATGCTTACCGGGATGGGGGCGCGACGTCAGCCACTGATGTGGGCTATCACTACCGCCGGGTACAACATTGAGGGGCCGTGCTACGACAAACGGCGGGAAGTCATCGAGATGCTCAACGGCTCGGTGCCTAATGATGAACTGTTCGGGATCATCTATACCGTTGATGAAGGTGACGACTGGACCGACCCGCAGGTGCTGGAAAAAGCCAATCCAAATATTGGCGTGTCGGTTTATCGCGAATTTTTGTTAAGTCAGCAGCAGCGTGCGAAAAATAACGCCCGTCTGGCAAACGTCTTTAAAACAAAACACCTCAATATCTGGGTGTCGGCGCGTTCGGCGTATTTCAACCTGGTGAGCTGGCAGAGCTGCGAGGATAAATCACTGACCCTTGAGCAGTTCGAGGGGCAGCCGTGCATTCTGGCCTTTGACCTGGCGCATAAGCTGGATATGAACAGCATGGCGCGACTTTATACCCGCGAGATTGACGGTAAAACGCATTACTACAGTGTGGCCCCGCGTTTCTGGGTACCGTATGACACGGTGTACAGCGTCGAGAAAAATGAAGATCGACGGACAGCCGAACGCTTTCAGAAATGGGTGGAAATGGGCGTTCTGACCGTTACCGATGGTGCGGAGGTGGATTATCGCTACATCCTCGAGGAGGCCAAAGCGGCGAACAAAATCAGCCCGGTCAGTGAGTCACCCATCGACCCCTTCGGGGCGACCGGGTTGTCACATGACCTTGCTGATGAAGACCTGAATCCCGTCACTATCATTCAGAACTACACCAACATGTCCGACCCGATGAAAGAGCTGGAAGCGGCAATTGAATCGGGGCGCTTTCATCATGATGGCAATCCCATCATGACCTGGTGTATCGGCAACGTGGTCGGCAAAACCATTCCGGGTAACGATGATGTGGTGAAGCCCGTCAAAGAGCAGGCGGAAAACAAAATCGATGGTGCAGTTGCGCTGATTATGGCGGTTGGCAGAGCCATGCTGTACGAGAAAGAAGACACGCTGTCTGACCACATTGAGTCCTATGGGATCCGCTCGCTTTAACCGAGGTCATTATGTTTCTGATAATTCTCGCGCCACTGGTGGGCGTGCTGGGTGCGCTTTTGCTGGCGTATGGAGCCTGGCTGATTTATCCCCCGGCGGGTTTTGTTGTTGCCGGGGGGCTGTGCCTGTTCTGGTCGTGGCTGGTGGCGCGATATCTCGACCGTACACAGCCGTCTGTCGGCGGAGGTAAATAGTGTTCTTTTCGGGATTATTTCAACGAAAAAGTGACGCACCGGTGACCACGCCAGCAGAGCTGGCGGATGCTATCGGGTTGTCCTACGACACCTATACCGGAAAGCAGATCAGCAGCCAGCGGGCCATGCGACTGACGGCGGTTTTTTCCTGTGTCAGGGTGCTGGCGGAGTCGGTCGGGATGTTGCCCTGCAACCTGTATCACCTGAACGGCAGCCTGAAGCAGAGAGCCACTGGCGAACGTCTGCATAAGCTGATCTCCACGCATCCCAATGGCTATATGACGCCGCAGGAGTTCTGGGAGCTGGTGGTCACCTGTCTGTGCCTGCGGGGAAACTTTTACGCCTACAAAGTGAAAGCATTTGGCGAAGTGGCTGAACTGCTGCCCGTCGATCCCGGCTGTGTGGTACCGAAGCTTAACAGTAGCTGGGAGCCGGTCTATCAGGTCACATTCCCGGATGGCTCCACGGATGTACTGAGCCAGGAGGATATCTGGCATGTGCGCACGCTGACGCTGGACGGACTGGTGGGGCTGAATCCCATCGCCTATGCCCGCGAGGCAATATCTCTGGCGGCAGCGACCGAAGAGCACGGGGCCAGACTGTTCAGCAATGGTGCGGTGACGTCGGGTGTGTTGCGTACAGAGCAGACGCTGTCAGATCAGGCTTATGAGCGCCTGAAGAAAGATTTTGAGGAGCGTCACACCGGGCTTGGCAATGCTCACCGCCCGATGATCCTTGAGATGGGGCTGGACTGGAAGTCGATGGCGCTGAACGCCGAGGACAGCCAGTTCCTGGAAACCCGCAAGTTTCAGCTTGAAGAAATCTGTCGTCTGTTCCGGGTGCCGTTGCACATGGTGCAGAACACCGATCGCGCCACCTTCAACAATATCGAAGAGCTGGGGCTGGGATTTATCAACTATTCACTGGTGCCGTATCTGACCCGCATCGAACAGCGGATCAACACCGGACTGGTACGAAAAAGTAAGCAGGGCGTTTATTACGCCAAATTTAACGCCGGGGCGTTACTGCGCGGGGATATGAAGTCCCGTTTTGAAGCCTACGCCACCGGGATCAACTGGGGAATTTACTCTCCCAATGACTGCCGCGACCTGGAAGATATGAATCCACGTCCCGGTGGGGATGTCTATCTCACACCGATGAACATGACCACGAAACCCTCCGATGGCAGTAAAGCCGGTAAGCAGAAGGATAACGCCAATGCAGACGAAACAACGTCTTGATGTACCGCTGAGTCTGAAATCTGTCAGTGACTCCGGTGAGTTTGAAGGGTATGGCTCCGTCTTTGGTGTAAAGGACAGCCACGATGATGTGGTGATGTCCGGGGCATTTGCTGCTTCCCTGCGGGCGTGGAGTGACAGAAAAGCGTTACCTGCGCTGCTCTGGCAGCACCGCATGGATGAACCCATCGGTGTTTACACCGAAATGAAGGAAGACGATGTCGGGCTTTACGTCAGGGGACGGTTGCTTATTGATGATGATCCCCTCGCAAAACGCGCACATGCACACATGAAGGCCGGTTCGTTAACCGGCCTTTCTATTGGGTACGTCCTGAAAGACTGGGAATACGACCGGAGCAAAGAAGCCTTTCTGCTGAAAGAAATCGACCTCTGGGAAGTCAGCCTGGTGACGTTCCCGTCTAACGACGAGGCGCGGATCAGCGACGTCAAGAACGCACTGGCCCGCGGGGAAATCCCCGAACAGAAAAAAATCGAAAGAGTCCTGCGTGATGTCGGACTCTCCCGTACCCAGGCCAAAGCATTCATGGCCGGGGGCTATGGCGCACTGTCCCTGCGCGACGCTGAGGATGTGGGCTCTGCACTGAATGCACTGAAAAATCTGAACTTCTAATCAGGAGAAATACGATGGCGGTTGATATTAAAGATGTGGAACAGGTCGCGCAGGAGCTGCAGCAGAAGTTTGACGACTTCAAAGCAAAGAACGACAAGCGCGTGGATGCGATTGAGCAGGAAAAAGGCAAGCTTGCCGGGCAGGTGGAAACCCTGAACGGGAAACTCAGCGAGCTGGAAAATCTCAAAAGCGACCTTGAAAAAGAGCTGCTTGAGCTGAAACGTCCGGCAGGTGGAGCGCAAAATAAACTGGCCACCGAGCATAAAGAGGCGTTTGTGGGCTTCCTGCGTAAAGGCCGTGAAGACGGTCTGCGCGATCTGGAGCGTAAGGCATTGCAGGTGGGTACCGATGAAGACGGTGGCTACGCCGTGCCGGAAGAACTGGATCGCAACATTCTTAACCTGCTGAAAGATGAAGTGGTGATGCGTCAGGAAGCCACGGTGATCACCGTTGGCGGTTCCGACTACAAAAAACTGGTGAATCTGGGCGGTACGGCTTCCGGATGGGTGGGGGAAACGGATACGCGAGCCCAGACTGCCACCTCCAGACTGGAGCTGATTGAACCTCTCATGGGGGAAATCTACGGCAACCCGCAGGCTACCCAGAAAATGCTGGACGATGCCTTCTTCAACGTGGAGGCCTGGATCAACAGCGAGCTGGCAACCGAATTTGCCGAACAGGAAGAAATTGCCTTTACCTCAGGCGATGGCACCAAGAAGCCGAAAGGGTTCCTGGCGTATGAATCCACTGATGAAACCGACAAGGTCCGGGCGTTCGGCAAACTTCAGCATATTGTATCCGGCGAAGCGACCGCGGTGACCGCAGACGCCATTATCAAACTGATTTACACGCTGCGTAAGGCACACCGCACTGGCGCGAAGTTCATGATGAACAACAACAGCCTGTTTGCCATCCGTCTGCTGAAAGACACCGAGGGTAACTATCTGTGGCGTCCGGGGCTGGAACTGGGGCAGCCGTCCTCTCTGGCGGGTTACGGTATCGCTGAAAACGAACAGATGCCGGATATCGCCGCTGATGCGAAAGCCATTGCATTTGGTAACTTCAAACGGGGTTACACCATCGTTGACCGTATCGGCACCCGCATTCTGCGTGACCCGTACACCAATAAACCGTTTGTCGGTTTTTATACCACCAAGCGCACCGGCGGGATGCTGGTCGATTCGCAGGCCATCAAACTGCTGAAGATTGCAGCGGCGTAATCACTCAGGGGCGCGGAACCGCGCCCCCTGTTCTGACGGGTGAAGAATCATGATCCTGAAACAAGATCTGAAATGGTCACCGGACGGTATGCGTGTTGAGGTCATTCGGGCCGGTGAGTATGACGACGGGGCGCTTCCTGCCCGGGTGCAGGAGATTGCACTTCAGGCCGGGTTAGCAGAGCGCGGAATCAGTGCAAAAAGCAGTAAAGCGGCAAAAGAGAAAAAAGCCACGACCAGTAAAGAGGGCTGAGTATGCTTCTGACAATGGAAGAGATTAAAGCCCAACTCCGGCTGGATGAGGATTTCGATACTGATGACCGCCATCTGCAACTGCTGGCATGTGCGGCACAAAAGCGGACGGAAACGTATCTGAACCGGAAGCTCTATGCACCGGATGAAACCATTCCGGACAGCGATCCGGACGGGCTGCACCTGCCGGATGATATTCGTCTGGGGATGCTGATGCTTATCAGCCATTTTTACGAAAACCGCTCGTCGGTTACGGAAGTGGAGAAACTCGACATGCCGCAGAGTTTTGGCTGGCTTGTCGGCCCGTACAGGTACTTTCCGCAATGAAAATTCGTCAGGCGCAGACCAGCGCAACCTACATTCTGCCGGACCCCGGTGAACTGAATAAACGCGTCCTGATCCGCCTGCGGGTGGATATGCCCGCGGATAACTTTGGCGTGGAGCCTCAATACCCGGTTACGTTCCGGACATGGGCGAAGGTTATCCAGACCAGTGCCACCACCAGGCAGGAAACCGCGCAGACCGGGGACGCCATCACCCATTACATCACCATTCGTTACCGCCGGGGGATCACCGCTGATTATGAGGTGGTCTGCGGTGATAGTGTGTACCGGGTAAAACGTCAGCGCGATCTGAACGGGGCGCGGCGCTTTCTGCTGCTGGAATGTACGGAGCTGGGCGAATTTACGCAGAGTCACGGAGGCAACAATGGCGACTTCCTTTTTTCACGTTGATGTTCAGCAGCCCGCCGAGATGCGCTTTAACCGCGCCCGTGTCCGGCGGGCGTTTGTCACGATTGGGCAGCGTCATATGCGTGATGCCCGTCGGCTGGTGATGCGCCGTGCGCGGTCGGCACCGGGTGAAAACCCCGGTTATCAGACCGGACGCCTGGCTCGTTCGATTGGTTACATGGTGCCGGGAGCCAGTAAAAAGCGAGCCGGTTTTATGACACGCATTGCCCCTAACCAGCGCAACGGGAAGGGGAACCGGATGATCTCTGGTGACTTCTATCCGGCGTTTCTGTTTTTTGGTGTCCGGGGAGGAGCAAAGCGTCGTCGCAGCCATCATCGTGGTGCATCCGGTGGCAGCGGCTGGCGACTGGCTCCACGTAATAACTTTATGGTGGAAACGCTTGAAAAGAACCGCAGCTGGACACGCTATTTTCTGGCGCGGGAATTGCGTAAATCACTGAAGCCGGAGCGACGACACAGATGAAACTGACGCCTGTTATTGCTGCACTGCGTGCCCGCTGTCCGTATTTTGAAAACCGGGTTGCAGGCGCGGCCCAGTTCAAAAATCTGCCGGAGGTCGGAAAGCTGAAACTCCCGGCGGCATATGTTGTACCGGGTGATGATTCTCCGGGAGAAAACAAAAGCCAGACCGACTACTGGCAGGAGCTGAAAGAGGGCTTCTCCGTGGTTGTCATACTGAGTAACGGGCGTGATGAGCGCGGTCAGTTTGCCTCGTATGATGTGGTGGACGATGTCCGGCAGATGCTCTTTAAGGCTCTGCTGGGCTGGAACCCGGAGGCGTGCGGTAACCCGATTACCTATGACGGCGGCACGCTGCTGGATCTGAATCGTCATGAGCTGATTTATCAGTTCGATTTTTCGGTCATCAGCGAGCTGACTGAAGACGATACCCGCCAGCAGGATGATCTGAACAGTCTGGATGAACTGCAAACGCTGGCGATTGATGTTGATTATCTCGAGCCCGGTAACGGGCCTGACGGCGATATCGAACATCACACCGAAATAACCCTTCCTTCCTGAGGATCCTCATGTTTGTCAAACCTGTTAAAGGGCGGTCAGTTCCTGACCCTGCCCGCGGCGACCTTTTGCCCGCCGAAGGGCGAAATGTTGACGAGAACAACTACTGGCTGCGCCGTGAAGCCGCGGGTGATATCCGGCGCGTGAATAAAAAGGTGAATACCGATGACGATAAGCTTTAACACCATTCCGTCGAATACGCTGGTTCCGTTGTTTTATGCGGAAATGGATAACTCGGCGGCGAATACTGCACAGGACAGCGGAGCATCGCTGCTGATTGGTCATGCCAATAACGGTGCAGAGATTGTTGCCAACAGTCTGGTGCTGATGCCATCGGCAGACTATGCACGCCAGATTTGTGGTGCGGGAAGTCAGCTGGCGCGTATGGTCGAGGCTTATCGCCAGACCGACCCGTTTGGTGAACTGTATGTGATTGCCGTTCCTGAATCCACGGGCGCGGCGGCAACAGTTACGCTGACGGTGACCGGCGCGGCAACCGAAACCGGCACGGTGAATGTTTATGTGGGACGTACCCGCGTGCAGGCACCGGTGACCAACGGCGATAACGTCGCGACGATTGCCAGCAGTATCAAAGATGCCATCAATGCCGTTCCGGCCCTGCCGTTTACGGCCTCATCTTCGGCTGGCGTGGTCACACTGACCGCGCGTCATAAGGGGCTTTGCGGGAATGAAATTCCTGTCAGCCTCAATTACTACGGCTTCGGTGGGGGCGAAGTGCTGCCAGCGGGCGTACAGATTGCCGTGGCGGCGGGGACCGCCGGAACGGGCGCTCCGGTTCTCACCGGCGCGGTGGCTGCAATGGCGGATGAGCCGTTTGATTATATCGGTCTGCCGTTCAACGACACGGCCTCCCTTAACACGCTGGTGACCGAGATGAACGATACCAGCGGTCGCTGGAGCTATGCGCGTCAGCTGTATGGCCATGTGTATACGGCAAAGATCGGCACGCTGTCAGAACTGGTGACCGCAGGTGACCAGTTTAACCAGCAGCACATTACCCTGGCGGGGTACGAAAAAGACACCCAGACGCCTGCCGATGAGCTGGCGGCAAGCCGTACCGCCCGCGCAGCGGTGTTTATCCGCAACGATCCGGCACGTCCCACGCAGACCGGTGAGCTGGTGGGTATGCTGCCTGCGCCGAAGGGGAAACGGTTCACGATGACCGAACAACAGACCCTGCTGTCTCATGGCGTGGCAACGGCGTATGTCGAAAGCGGGGTACTGCGCATTCAGCGTGATGTCACCACGTACAGGAAAAACGCTTACGGGGTTGCGGATAACAGCTACCTCGACAGCGAGACGTTGCATACCAGCGCGTATGTACTGCGCAAACTGAAATCCGTCATTACCAGTAAGTACGGGCGTCACAAGCTTGCCAGTGACGGTACCCGCTTTGGTCCCGGTCAGGCGATTGTCACCCCGGCAGTGATCAAAGGGGAACTGCTGGCAACCTACCGTCAGCTCGAGCGTGCGGGGATCGTGGAAAACTACGAACTGTTCAAGCAGTACCTGGTTGTGGAGCGTGATGCCAGCGATCCGAACCGCCTGAACACGCTGTTCCCGCCTGACTATGTTAACCAGTTGCGTGTCTTTGCCGTGGTTAACCAGTTCCGTCTTCAGTATTCAGAGGAGTCTGCATAATGGCCCGTATCGGGGGAACCTGTTATTTCAAAATTGACGGTCAGCAGCTATCGCTGACCGGCGGCATTGAGGTGCCCATGAACAGGACGGTCAATGATGACATCATCGGCCTGGACGGTTCAGTGGACCGCAAGGAAACTCACCGTGCGCCCTATGTTAAAGGGACCTTCAAGGTGCCGAAGAATTTTCCTGTGAGTAAAATCACCTCGTCTGATGAGATGACCATCACTGCTGAGCTGGCGAACGGTCAGGTCTATGTATTGTCGTCAGCCTGGCTGCACGGCGAAGCGAACCATAATGCCGAAGAAGGCACGGTTGATCTTGAGTTCCACGGTGAAGAAGGGGATTACCAGTAATGAAAGAGCTTGAGTTAAAGAAACCGATTATCGCTCATGGCGAGACACTCTCCGTACTGGAGTTTGATGAACCCACCGGGAAGGATGTCCGCGAGCTGGGGTATCCCTACCAGATGAATCAGGATGAGTCCGTCAGACTTCTGGCGCATGTGGTGTCGAAATACATTGTGCGGCTGGCGAAAGTGCCGCAAAGCTCTGTCGACCAGATGTCTCCGGCAGACCTGAATGCAGCGGCGTGGCTTGTGGCTGGTTTTTTCCTCCAGGCCTGACGGCTGAATACCTCACTGATCGCTTCTTTGACTGCGCCAGTTACTGGCGCATTAATCCCTTCGAATTGCTGAATATGCCGATCAGTGAAATTCCCTTGCTGGTCAGTCAGGCAAACAGGATAGAGCAGGAGAAACGCACACATGGCTGAATTTGAGCTTAAGGCGTTGATCACCGGTGTCGACAGGCTTTCTCCGGCGCTGTCGAAAATGCAAAAGAAAATCCGGGGATTTAAACGCCAGGCGGAAGAAGCGTCACAGGGTGGGCTGGCGCTTGGTGGCGGACTGGCAGCGGGTCTGACGCTTTCCCTGAAATCTTATGCCGATCAGGAAAACGCCGCCACCGGGCTGAAAGTCGCCATGATGGATGCGAACGGCGAGGTTGGAAAGCGCTTTCAGGACATCAATAAACTGGCTATTGGCCTGGGTAACCAGCTACCCGGTACAACGGCTGATTTCCAGAACATGATGCAGATGCTGGTGCGTCAGGGGATCCCGGCAGAAAACATTCTGGGTGGTGTGGGTAAAGCGACAGCTTATCTTGCGGTACAACTGAAAAAAACACCAGAAGCGGCTGCTGAGTTTGCTGCAAAGATGCAGGATGCTACCGGAACGGCGTCAGAAGACATGATGGGGCTGTTCGACACTATCCAGAAGGCGTTTTATCTGGGCGTTGACGATACCAACATGTTGTCCTTCTTCACTAAAACCAGTTCTGTTCTGAAGATGGTGAATAAGGACGGTCTTCAGGCTGCACAGAGCCTTGCCCCTATCAGCGTCATGATGGATCAGATGGGGATGAACGGGGAGTCGGCAGGTAATGCCCTGCGAAAAGTTATCCAGTCCGGATTAAGCGTTAAGAAAATCAGGGACGTCAATAAAGTCATGGCCCGCCAGAAACTCGGAGTGCAGCTCGATTTTACTGACGGCAAAGGGAGTTTTGGCGGTCTTGATAACATGTTCAGGCAACTGGCAAAGCTGCGAAAACTGACCGACGTTAAGCGAACCGGTGTACTTAAGGCAATATTTGGTGATGATGCTGAAACCCTTCAGGTGGTCAATGCTCTGATCGATAAAGGAAAGGATGGTTACGATCAGATCCAGCAGAAGATGAATAAACAGGCCAGCCTGAATAAACGTGTTCAGGCCCAGCTTGGTACGCTGTCCAACCTGTGGGAGGCAATGACGGGGACCGCAACTAACGGCCTTGCGGCTATTGGCGGCGCATTTTCTGGTGACGCCAAAAATATCACGCAATGGCTGGGGGAGTTAGGGGAAAAATTCACGAAGTTTGCGGATGAAAATCCCCGGGTTATTCGCGGCGTCGTCGGGCTTGCTGCCGGTCTTGCGATTCTGAAACTGGGATTGATGGGCGTTGGCGGTGCCATCAGTATTGTCAGCAGGATCATGTCGATGACGCCGATAGGAATGATTGCGACGGCGATAGCCCTGGCTGCGGGATTAATTATCACTAACTGGGATGTTGTCGGACCTTATTTCAAGAAGCTCTGGGAAACCATTGGTCCTTATTTTGAGGCTGGCCGGGAACTTCTGAAGAAGGTTTTTGCCTGGTCGCCGCTGGGGATGGTAATCAATAACTGGGGACCGGTTGTTAAGTGGTTTCAGGATATGTGGGATAAGCTGAAGCCGATTATTGAATGGTTTACCGACAGTTCCGGTGACACGGTTGATGCCATTAACTCGGCGCAGTGGGGCGCGGGTGCTTATGATGCTTATGGGACGGGAATACCGGCACGGGGATACACACCTTATCCGGCGGTAGATCCGGCTCAGTCAAACAACGCCTCCGATGCCACAGGCCCGAATCCCTTCATGATTAACAAAGCTTCTGCGCCAAAAGTTGATGGTGAGATCAAGGTCTCTTTTGTGAATTCGCCTCCGGGTATGCGGGTTATGGAAACGCGATCCAGCGGTTTTGATGTCAGCCATGATGTTGGCTATACGCGCTTTGGCAGGTAATGAAAAATTAATCTGTTAATGAGTCCCACTCCGGTGGGATTTTTTATGTACGGAGTTTATATGACGTGGAAAGACAGACTTCAGGACGCGTCATTTCGCGGTGTGCCGTTTAAGGTTGAAGAAGAAAGTGCGGGAACCGGTCGCCGTGTGGAAACGCACGAATACCCGAACCGCGACAAACCCTATACCGAAGACCTGGGGAAAATCACTTTCCGCCCGTCCATCGCAGCTTATGTGGTGGGAGATGACTGCTTTGACCAGCGCGATCGCCTGATTGACGCGCTGAATAAACCCGGTCCTGGCACGCTTGTCCATCCGACTTACGGTGAGCTGAAAGTCTGTGTTGACGGGGAAGTTCGGGTCAGCACATCGAAGAGTGAAGGGCGTATTGTCCGCTTTGACCTGAAGTTTGTCGAAGCGGGAGAACTCTCTTACCCCACTTCAGGTGCGGCGACGGCGCAGACGCTGATGTCATCCTGTTCTGCACTGGATGACTGCATCAGTGACAGCTTCAGTGGTTTCAGTATCGATGGCGTGGCAGATTTTGTGCAGAACGACGTCGTCGGTAATGCCAGCACAATGCTTGGGTATGTTTCTGATGCAATGAAAGTGGTGGATTCTGCCGTATCGGATGCCGCCAGGCTGTTGCAGGGGGATATCTCGGTACTTCTGCCGCCGCCATCGTCAGGCAAAAATTTCGTTGAGCAGGTGCAGAAAATGTGGCGTACCGGGAAACGCCTTTATGGTAACGCCAGCGACCTGGTCACCATGATCAAAACGCTTTCCGGTGTCAGCCTCGGCAGCGATCTGCAACCGCGCGGCGTCTGGAAAACGGACAGTAAAACCACCGCCACGGCGACGCAACAGCGTAACGTGGTTGCCAGCACCCTTCGTACGACCGCAATCAGCGAAGCGGCGTATGCCGTCACCCGATTGCCTGCGCCAACAACTTCCGCGGTGATGCAGAATGCCGCAGTGGGGCAGGCAACAACACCCGCGCAGAGCACTGGCTGGCCTTCCGTCACGCATCCGGCACTGAACAATGCACCAGCGGTGAAAAGCACGGTTGACCTGCCGACGTGGGAAGAACTGACTGACATTCGTGACACACTGAATACGGCAATTGATAAGGAGTTGTCCCGAACAACCAGTGATGCGCTGTTTCTGGCACTGCGCCGGGTGAAAGCAGATCTGAATGCGGATATCAACACGCGCCTTGAACAGTCTGCACGGATCATTCAGCGCACGCCGGATGAGGTCTTACCCGCGCTGGTGCTGGCGGCGACCTGGTTTGATAACGCGGCGCGTGACGCGGACATTATCCGGCGTAATGCCATTACGCATCCCGGCTTTGTGCCGGTGATCCCTCTGAAGGTGCCAGTGCAATGAACGATAACGTCACGCTACGGGTAAATGGCCGGGAGTGGAATGGCTGGACATCGGTGCGCATCGGTGCCGGTATTGAACGGCTGGCGCGGGATTTCAGCGTGGAGATCACCCGCCAGTGGCCGGGAGATGAGGGTATCACCACGCTTCAGCCGCGCATTAAAAATGGTTCAAAAGTGGAAGTGCTGATTGGTGATGAGCTGGTGATCACCGGCTGGGTGGAGGCGACCCCCGTTCGTTACGATGCCCGTTCGGTCAGCACCGGTATTGCCGGACGTAGTCTGACTGCTGACCTGATTGACTGTGCAGCCGAACCGACACAGTTTAACGGACGATCGCTGGTACAGATTGCGCAGGCGCTTGCTGCGCCTTTCGGCATTGAGGTGGTGAACAGCGATGCGCCGTCGGGTGTTATTCCGGATGTCCAGCCTGATCACGGTGAAACGGTGATCGAGGTGATCAACAAAATACTCGGTCAGCAGCAGGCGCTGGCTTATGACGACCCGCACGGCAGGCTGGTGATTGGTGGTATTGGCTCAACGCGGGCACATACCGCGCTGGTACTTGGGGAAAACATCCTTTCCTGTGATACGGAGAAGAGTATCCGGGAGCGGTTTTCAGTTTACCAGGTGGCGGGGCAGCGTGCCGGAAACGACGATGATTTCGGTGAGGCCACCACCACCGCGCTGCGGGCCCGCACAGAGGACGCATTTATTGCCCGTTACCGTCCGATGTATATCAGGCAGACAGGGCAGGCTACGGGGGCAGGCTGTATTGCCCGTGCGGACTTTGAAGCCCGACAACGGGCGGCGCGGACGGATGAAACCACCTATGTGGTGCAGGGCTGGCGACAGGGTAACGGTACGCTGTGGCAGCCCAACCAGCGGGTGATTGTCTTTGATCCGGTCTGTGGTTTCGACAATACCGAACTGCTTGTTTCGGAAGTCACGTTTACTCAGGACCAGAACGGCACCCTGACGGAAATCCGTGTCGGCCCGCCTGATGCTTATCTGCCTGAACCTGAAGACCCCGGCGCGCGGAAAAAGAAAAAAGCCAGAGTACAGGAGGACCCGTTCTGATGAGGACGATTGAAGCCATGCAGCGACAACTTCTCGGCCTGATTGGGCGGGCAGTGGTGAAAAGCATCAGTGCCGCCACGAAATGTCAGACCGTGGATGTGTCCCTGATTGCCGGTGAACCCAAAGCCGGGGTTGAACATCTTGAACCCTACGGTTTTACCGCAAGGGCAAACAGCGGTGCGGAAGCGGTGGTGTTGTTTCCGGATGGCGACCGTTCTCATGCGGTGGTTGTTACGGTGTCGGACCGGCGCTACCGCCTGAAAGGGCTGCATACGGGGGAGGTGGCTGTCTATGACGATCAGGGGCAGTCCGTGACGCTGACCCGGGAGGGGATCGTGGTGGACGGTGCAGGTAAAACGATCACGTTTCGCAATGCACCTGAAGCACGTTTTGAAATGGACCCGGAAGTGACCGGACAGGTGAAAGACCTGTGCGACTCCGGCGGCACCACCATGTCAGCGATGCGGCTTGCCTATAACGGGCATCGTCACAGAGAGAACGGTCAGGGCAGTAACACCGACAAACCTGATAAAGCGATGGAGGCATGATGGAACTGTGGCTGACGGTGAACGGTAAACGCACCTGCGCCAGCGCACCGCTGGATCCGCTGACCCGTGCCGTGGTGATTTCCCTGTTCACCTGGCGGCGGGTTGAACCTAATGACAATGCCGACGTCCCGATGGGATGGTGGGGGGATACCTGGCCTGCGGTACAGAATGACCGTTACGGCTCCCGACTGTGGCTGCTTCAGCGCAGCAAACTGACCAATCAGCTGGTGCAGACGGTAAGGGGGTATATCCGCGAATGCCTGCAATGGATGATTGATGACGGCGTGGTGTCCCGTATTGATCTGGATATCCGCCGCACCGGGATTAATGAGCTGGGTAACAGTATCACCCTCTGGCGTCGTGACGGACCGGTAATGATTTCTTTTGATGATCTGTGGAGTGCGATAACGCATGGCGGACAGTGAATTTCAACGCCCGACGCTGGCAGAAAATATCAGTATGCTCCGTAACGATTTATTCGCCAGGCTGGACGTCAGCGACACGCTCCGGCGCATGGATGAAGACGTGCGGGCAAAGGTGTATGCGGCGGCGCTGCATACGGTTTACGGTTACATCGATTATCTGGCAATGAACATGCTGCCTGACCTGTGCGATGAGTCCTGGCTGGCGCGACATGCTGCGATGAAACGGTGTCCGCGCAAGGGGGCCACGTCTGCCAACGGGTATATGCGCTGGGAAGGTGTCAGCGATGGCCTGAAGGTGACCGCCGGGAGTGTTATTCAGCGCGATGACCTGGTTCAGTACACGGCAACTTCTGATGCAACCAGCTCCGGTGGTGTCCTGCGCGTGCCGATCGCCTGCTCAACTGCAGGTGCGGTCGGTAACGCTGACGACGGTACGGCATTAATCCTGGTCACGCCGGTGAATGGTCTGCCGTCTTCCGGTGTGGCAGATACCCTGACTGGCGGATTCGATACTGAAGATCTGGAAACGTGGCGCGCCCGCGTCATTGAGCGGTATTACTGGACGCCGCAGGGCGGGGCTGACGGGGACTATGTCGTCTGGGCTAAAGAAGTGCCCGGCATTACCCGCGCATGGACATACCGTCACTGGATGGGAACGGGAACTGTCGGTGTGATGATTGCCAGCAGTGACCTGATTAATCCCATTCCGGAAGAATCAACGGAAACGGCGGCAAGACAACACATTGAGCCACTGGCCCCGGTGGCAGGCTCTGATTTGTATGTGTTCAGGCCGGTGGCGCATACGGTGGATTTTCATATCCGCGTGACGCCGGACACACCGGAAATACGGGCTGCCATTACCGCAGAGTTGCGTTCATTCCTGCTGCGTGATGGTTATCCGCAGGGAGAGCTGAAGGTGTCGCGTATCAGTGAAGCGATTTCCGGTGCGAACGGGGAATACAGCCATCAGTTGCTTGCTCCGGCGGACAATATCTCCATTGCAAAAAATGAACTGGCGGTTCTGGGGACGATTTCATGGACGTGACAAACGATGATTACATCCGTCTGTTGTCGGCACTGCTGCCGCCCGGTCCGGCGTGGTCAGCCAGCGATCCGGCGATTGCCGGTGCGGCACAGTCATTAACCCGCGTTCATCAGCGTGCGGATGCCCTGATGCGGGAGCTGGATCCGCGCACCACCACCGAACTGATAAATCGCTGGGAGCGTCTGTGCGGCCTGCCGGATGAATGTATTCCCGCAGGGACACAGAGCCTTCGCCAGCGTCAGCAACGACTGGATGCGAAGGTTAACCTGGCGGGCGGCATCAATGAGGATTTTTACCTTGCACAGCTTGCTGCCCTGGGCAGACCAGACGCCACCATCACGCGATACGACAAAAGCACGTTCACCTGCTCATCGGCCTGTACTGACGCGGTGAATGCGCCGGAATGGCGGTATTACTGGCAGGTCAACATGCCAGCCGACACCAACACCACCTGGATGACATGTGGCGATCCCTGTGATTCCGCACTGCGTATCTGGGGCGACACCGTTGTCGAGTGTGTGCTTAACAAACTCTGCCCGTCGCATACCTACGTAATTTTTAAATATCCGGAGTAATCCATGCATCGTATAGATACGAAAACCGCGCAGAAGGATAAGTTCGGCGCGGGTAAGAACGGTTTTACCCGTGGTAACCCCCAGACCGGCACACCTGCCACCGATCTGGATGATGACTACTTTGACATGTTGCAGGAGGAACTTTGCAGTGTTGTGGAGGCATCCGGTGCCAGCCTGGAGAAGGGGCGGCATGATCAGCTGCTTACCGCGCTTCGTGCGCTGCTGTTAAGCCGCAAGAATCCGTTTGGCGATATCAAATCGGATGGCACGGTGAAAACGGCTCTCGAAAACCTTGGTTTGGGAGAAGCGGCAAAACGGG